GCTGATTGTGTGCGCGTTGAAACCCGCTGTATTACATACATTCACCCTGTTTTAGGCAAGATTTTCTGTTATCCACACAAAGGCGAGCTTGATGAACTTTGGCGGCCTTTAGATGACACTGGCAGGCTGTTTAGACCTGGTGAGCGTGTTTGTGGTCATAAGGATTGTGTGAACTTGAATCACATTATCGGCTCAGGTATTCACAAGCGTTACGCCAACAGGCTTCAAGAAGTAAGGACAAACTAAATGAATAACAATTCTTTAGATAAGATAAAAGCGGAGTCAGTCCCGAGAGATGAACTGACCCCGCATAACCGATAACTCGACTATCGGCTTTCTCATTCTAGCAGTGAGTAGCCGAATGAAAGGCTACAAAATGACCATTGCTGATCGTGATTTCATTCACTTTTGGTTTGCTAATACCAGGAGACATCTTCGCCTAGAAGCTCTAAAAAAACGTGGTTTAGTTGAACTAGATTCTGATAATAGATTTGTTGTCAAAAACTCTTTTGAACGTAATTATCAAGATATGCGATTGCAGATTCTTGAAGCCATTTATTGGCGTGATGGGGAATCTTGCGCATATTGCGGTAAAGATATTCCATTAGGCGATGGGCAGATAGATCACTGGATTCCTAGAAGTGCTTGGCCTAAAGATTGGCTTTGGTTAGCTGACGATTCTTCTAATTTGATTGCTGCCTGTAAAAACTGTAATCAGGCTAAAAGTAATTATTTGGTTTCTGTTGCTGGTGAAAATAGGCTGAATCACATAACTTTTGAATGTAAGTCTCCGGTTAGGGAAGTTTACGAATGTTGCAAGTCTAGGGCTATTTCAGAAGGCCGAATGATTTGTGAAGATTGTGAACATGATATTCAGGTTGTTTGTCGAGTACATGAAGAATGTTTTTTGCCTGCATGCGAAATTGCTGTTTTGAAGCGTTGGTTTGGTCATGAATAATTATCAGGCTTTAGATCTTGTTTTCGGGTATGCCCCTAAAGATTTGACTTTGGTGCAGAGACTTCTTTTATTGCAGATTGCATACCATCAGCCGAAGTGTTATCAACGCGTTTCTACTCTGGCTAAAAGCATTGGTGTTCGCCAGGAAGAGACTGTTCGAGTGGCTTTGAAGGAGCTTGTTGAGCGTGGTTTGATTTCTATTGAATCTCGTAAAGGCCGAACTAATGTCTATCGAGTACTCCCGTTTAACACCTCTTCTGTTGAACATAACCCCTATGGTTTGACGGGGGGACACCCCTTAGGTGAAACAGGGGGACACCCCTTAGACCAAACAGGGGTTAAACATATAAAGAAACAGATATCTCTAACAGATAAAGATTTTGAAGATTTTTGGAGTATTTATCCGCGTAAAGAAGCGCGTAAGAAGGCTTTTGACCAGTTCATGCTTACACCTAATGTTTCTATTGCTACGCTGTTAGCCGCTACGCGGACTTATAGGGATGCTGTTAGTGGTCGTGAGTTGAAGTTTGTTTTGATGGCTCATAATTGGCTGGCTAATGAAGCTTGGTTGGATCAGCTTGATTCTGATGGTGGCTCTTGGATGGATGGGGCTATTGATGACTAATGCTAGGTTGCAGTTAGAGAACGCTGTTTTGGGTGGTGTGCTTCGTTATCCGAAGGTCTGGGATGATTTGCAGTTGGTTGCAGATTATTTTGATGATGCTTTGAATCGGCTTATTTTTGGTCGTATTCGGGAGATTCGTGATTCTGGGGCTATCCCTGATGTGATGTTGGTGAACGCTGGTTTAAAGTCTGACCAGATTGTTCGAGTTTTTGAGTGTGATGGTTTAGCTCCGTTTAGTTCGGATGCTGTTGTTTGGCATGTGAATCAGTTGAAGGCGATGTGGGCTAAAAGGAAGCTTGAGATTGCTGGTGCAACTTTGTTGGAGTCTGCTAGTGATCCTTCTTCTGATGTTGGTGATTTGACTGCTTATGCTTTGGCTGAAGTGGATAGGGTTTCGGCTAGTCAGGCTCAGTTACAGATTAGTTATCCTGGCGATTATTTGGCTGATTATGTTGATGAGATGGCTTCTAGGCCGCCTTTTATGGCTACTTGTTGGAAGCGTTTGAATAAGTTGATTGGGGGTTTCCGTAATGGTGGTTTTTATGTTGTTGCTGGCCGACCTGGTCAGGGTAAAACTATTGTTGCTTTGCAGTCTGCTTTTGCTTTAGCTCGTGCTGGTAAGCATGTTCTTTATTTCAGTTTGGAGATGCCGGCTTTGCAGTTGCAACATCGTTTATTGGCTCAAGTGTTGGAAATTGATTATTCGAAAATTGCTAATGATGATCTTGATTTTGAGATTACTGATACTTCGGGCGGTTCTCTGCGTGAAGTTTGGGCTAGGGATTTGGTGAAGTCTGCTTCTGGTTTGTTGGGCAATAATTTGGGTGTGATTTCTTCTGGTCGTTTGACTCCGAATATGGTTCGAGCTTATATTTCGGCTGCTTCTAAGGCTCGGCCTGTTGATGCTGTTTTTATTGATTATTTGGGTTTGATGTCTGATGATGTGGCTCATAAAGATAAGACTGAGCGTGTTGGGGCGATTTCAGGTGCTTTAAAGCAGATGGCTTTGGAGTTGGATATTCCGTTTATTACTGCTGTTCAGTTGAATCGTGAAGTGGAGAATCGTGCTAATGACAAACCTCAGTTGAGTGATCTTAGGGATTCGGGTTCGATTGAGCAGGATGCGGATGTCGTTTTGATGATTAAGCGTAAGCATCGCCCTGAAGAAAATAAAGATGTTGGGAATGGTTTGGATTTCTTTTTGGTTGTTGCTAAAAATAGGCATGGTCAGACTGGTGCAGCTAAGTTCACTGCTCAAGACAATTTGAGTCGCATTGTGGAACACTAGGAAGCGTGGAAGAGAATCAGGTTGCTTGTCGCAGGTGTGGCTTTGTTTGGGCTGTTGCAGCTGACAAAAGGGGTCGCAAGGATCTGCTTTGTATTAGCTGTCGTGCTAAACCGCAGAGAACTATTCAATACGGCAATTTGCGCTGTACTCCACACTTAGGGGATTTGGATGCGAAACTTCGCCCTATTGATGAGCAAGGCAAGCTCTATCTCCCTGGGGAAAGAAGTTGCAAGCATACAGACTGTGTAAATCCTAAGCATGTCGTACCTAGCAACTAAACTTTTGTAAGCAACAAACAAAACATTCATAGAAAAGGAAACTTATGGCTCAGGTCAAGGTAACAGGAAAAGTAAATAAAGTATTCGGTGCAAGCAATCAGGGTTTATCTTTGGTTGAGAGCTACAAGAGCGCTACCGGTGAAGATTACACTCGCACTTGGACAGTTTGGTTTGCTGTCTCACACAATTTGGCTGTTGATACTGAAGTTACTGTTACAGGTCAACTGTCAGCGAAGATTGAAGATTTTGAAGATAAGACTGGCAAGCCAGGTCGCAAGGTGAAGCTGGATGTGAACAACGCTGTTGTCGCTGAAGCTAAGCCTGCTGTGCCTGCTGATCTACCCTTCTAAATGCAACCTTGGGTTATAGGTTTCTTCTTGGGTAGCCTATTACTCACAAACTCCCTGTTTACAGTTCAACCCTTATCAGCCTTAAATGCGTTGATAGGGGTTTTTCTGTATGCGGTTATTTTGGTGAATTATTATGGCAAGAGATAGTTTTAGTTTTACTGTTTTCGGGTTTGAGCCTAGACCGCAAGGCTCTAAGAAGTATGTTGGTACTAGAAGGACTGCTGCGGGCAATAACATTCCGCTGATTATTGAAGCTTCTCCTGGCTTACCGGTTTGGCGTAAAGCTGTTGCTGATGCTGTTGCTCAGGCCATGCAGGATTCTGGTGATCTGAGCAAGTTTGAAGGGGCTGTGAAGGTTGAAGCGGTGTTTTATTTGACTCGTAAGAAGTCTGTAACTAGAGCAATGCCTACTGTTCCCCCTGATGTAGATAAGTTATCCAGGTCATTACTGGATGCTTGTAAAGGCGTTTGGGGGGATGACAGTCAGGTTGTCAGGCTTGAAGTGTCTAAGAAGTACGCTACTGGTGAGCCTGGGGTTGCGGTTACTATCTCTAATTACCCTTAAATTGTTTACCAAACTGTAATCTAAAAATGCTTCATAAATGCTTTCCTTGAGCAACTATTTGAGCCTATACTTGAGTTAT